AAATCGTTTTTCAGTCATTCAAACCCCCTCAAACATATCACATTCAAATACTTCATCACAATCAATTCCTTTTTTTATATTACACCAAGTATCTACTTCTCTATCAGATACCCAAGTGCCATCTTGATGCTTACAGTCAATACATAAACTATACTCTCGTTTTTCAGTCATTTAACCACCATAGTAAATACTTAAATCAAAATATGTGCAATCATTTACGATTTCATCTTCATATCTATCTTCACCAGTTTTCCGACAACACATTCCATCAAAATAACCACATTTACCACATTCAAAATTATTCTCTGTCATTAAATCACTCCCAACTCTTGTAATACGAATATAATTAAACAAATATTCCCAAATACAAAAACCTCAATCAAGAACAAAGGGAATATCCAATCTAATACTTTATCTAAATTTAGCCATTGTTTTTCACTCATTATCCTTTCCTCCAAATACTCATATCCCTTGTCTGTTTCCTTTTTTTCACATAAACAAAGTTTGATAACTGTAATGTCATTTCTGCCTGACACCTCGGACATCTAACAGTTAATTCATTATCATTCAATAACATTCTGATACGCTGAAATGTAGAAGGGATAAATGAATACCCACAACTACAATACTCACGGTCACGCTTCATTTATGAACCCTCGCATAAGGCTTCAAACCACCCTGACCCCCAATCTTACGAGTTTCATACCCCTGACTCTCCGCATACGCTTTAACCTCCTTATACCACGCCATATTATAAAAATGCCTATAAGGAATATCCTTAACAATCATAATCGCATTAACCAAACCAATACCCTTATCAAGATAAGGAACACAAGCTTCAAACAACTCACGTGTTTCCTGTTCACGTTCAGCAGTAGATTGACACACTACTTTTATCTTGTCTGACATACACGGTTCATCTCCCTACATAATTCAATTGCCAACTCCTCATTGCTGATGTCATCACAGACAACCTGATCCGAAGTGACAATTTGATATTTGAAATCACCGACCCCATAGCGGATTTTTTTCAAGATTTTTTTAACATTGTATCTACTCATTTGTCTTCTCCGTATTTGATGAGTTCTGTTTTCATATCGATTAAGCGTTTCAGGAAACTTATTCTCATTTTTGCATACTCTACTTTGAGTTTGGTATCATTGATTGTTTCAGTAAGTTCGGATAATTCTTTTTTAATATGATTATCTCTTACTTTCTGATTGTTTGCTCCGTAAAGTTCTTTGAAGTCAGTATTTGCGATTATTTCTTGTGATTGTTCTTCAAATTCTTGTTTGAGATTGATTAAGTTTTTTTCACCGATAATAACATTGTCAATGTATTTGTCCCATTCCTCAAAATTTTTATGTAAATCCAATGGTTTGTTTTCAATTTCGTTAAATTTATCACATAAGACTTCTGCTTGGATTTTAGACTCAACAGGGAAAAACCAACCAGTAGATTTCTCCCTAACAACTAATCTATTATCTAAATCAATTTTATCAATAATAAAACTCATAATTCCACTTCCATTTTTTTTAATAAGTCAATTCTCATCTGTTCAAATTCGTTTAATTGTTTTTGTAACTCTTCATAGTGTTTTACATTCACACAGTCTTGCATTTGTCTTTTAATTTCAGCTATTGTGTTATGTAATGCTCTTAATTCCATTTCTGCACTATTTGGCATAATTTAACCCCTCCTATTCGCATATCTTTTCATATAATCGCTAAAAGTAACAGCATTCACCTGCGGATACAAATCGTGATACTTTGCGTGGCATTTCTGACACAAACTAATCATATTATTCATATCACAAGCCAAATCTTTGTATTTTGCAACGGGGAGGATATGATGGACTTCTAAATGCCCATTAGCGTCCTCTCCGCAACATTGACAAAGACCATCTCTGCTTTTTACTTTCTGCTTAACTTTACTTAATTGAGAAGAAACACGTATATCCTTAACAGACTTTTTAGAAGAAGTGTTTTCATAAATAACCACATCTCCATTAACTACAATGTTCATTCGTATCTCTCCTTTGTTTTATGAACTGAAATCAGTTCAATCCCAAGCTCTTCACAATACTGTTTAATACAATTTTGTTTCCACCCGTGTTTTTCACAATGTTCCCTGACTTTTTTAGCGTCATTCAGACTATTATAAGTCCCGAACATTAATGTTTTACCATTAATCCATTTCCGAAGATAAAAGCGACCATCACGCTCTTGAATATACCTATCCACATTCTTTAAACGTTTCTTTTTAGGTTTAGGTTTTGTATACGTCTTCGGCATACAGTCCATTGCTTCCTCCAAAGACACATTATGCTTGATAAGAGTATCTTCAAGCGACATAGTCCTTAAATCCTTACGAAACTCTTCAACATCTATAACTCGTCCCACAAATCCACCTCAACAATAATCAACGGAGTTAAACGATGATAATCCCTCACACGTATCAAATAATCACAATCAATAATGTAACCTTTTTCAAGAGTAGGTTCTAATTGCATTGTTTCAACTCCCTAATCAATTTCTTACATTTTTCACATTCCCAGTTATTCGCTTCACAAATCTGTAATGCCTGATTTAAAGTTTCCTCCCCCATACTAAACGGAATACGCCCATAGTAAACTAATTCCCCATTAATTTTCCTATGAATAACCCACGCATTACAATGCACATAATAATACTTGGCAGCCACATTCGGTCTGCGACTCACACCAAGACGCTCTTTAATCTTTTGAGTCAAATTACGAAACTCTAATTTAGATAAACCATACTTAACCCTTAATTCCTCATTCATAATAGTAGAATGTAAATACTCGTCCTCAAAAGACCCCATATCCACATTAGACTCCTTATTCTCTATTACAACAAAATTCATAACTAATTCCCCTTTCTTCTCTGTAAAATTTTTCTAATGTTTAACTCTTTAATTTGCAATTCCCTGATTGTTGATTGAACTTCCTGTTTTTCAAGCTCACTCTTACGGATCAGGTCTTGTAGTTTTTCACGTGACAAGTATTTCTGCACCTCATCAGGCAACCTATCATATTCATAGAGCGATTGTTTATATTGATTAATCCCTCTTGTCAATTCATTTAATCGATTGACATTCCATTTTAATTCCTCTTCGACTTGAAGTTGATTAAAATGTGATGGGTGATGTAGTATACAAGACTCATAATAAGTACACTTGTCAGTACATCGCTCAAAATCACAATTAATCATTCAAGACCCTCCAAAGAAGGATACAAGAACCTTACAAATCGTCTGAAATTAATTTTCATACATCGACTGGACTTCCCATTGATTTTAGTATATCCTGTATCCCAACCAAGCAGTTCCGCAGTAGAAGGGATAGAGTAACACGCAATATTCGCTTCGTTCAATGCTTTTTTCAAACCATTTAGGAAACAGACTTCACGTATTCCCTCACGATTTTCGTGAGTAACCATAAATGGGATTAATCCCTCATTTAAAACGTTCCAAACTCTCTCTTCAAAGTCCTCACTTGTTTTAACCTCTTCTGTATAAAATACATCTTGATTTAAACTACGTCCGTCCTCTGATGAGTATAATTTGATTTGAGAAGATTGTTTATTTATTTCATTTAAGAAAAATATCCTGATGTCCTCAATTTCCTCATCGTCAAGGTCTTCCTCTGTCACGGACTCAACATATTGCAGCAACCAAAGTGGCACTTCACGTCCAACATAGTCATATGCTCGATTGATTAATTCATTTCCAAGCTCTTTCCAAGAAAGTTTTAACAAATCAATCTCATTATCTATCTGTTTGACAACAAAATTCGCCAAGAATTGAAGTTTGTTGAACTCACATTCGTCAGGAGAGTTTAATTTAAAATGTTTCATAAACGCTTCCTTTTCCTCATCGGATTTCTTCTCATTGTAACTATACAATATTTGTACGAACCTACGTGGTAACCCTTCAATGTTGGGTAATGGGATATTTGAAGCGAAACTAACAGTAGATAAAGCAAGGATATGCTCCATACGATTTCCAGTTATACGCTGTCTTGCGTTTGTCCTTTCAACTGCTGTTTTAAGTGTGGCTGCACAAGATTTCTTACTTAATGATGTTTCAGGTTCATTGACTAACAAACCAAATGTTGATTTACGCAACTGTTCTCCAATTCTTGGAACGGTATCAAATTCAGTTCCACCAATATCATTCAAGTCCATTTGAGGTTTATCGTAAAACCATAAACCAATACGAGCAATAGTAGTCTTACCAGACCCCGCTTTCCCATAATGATACAAATAAGGAATTAACAACTCCAATGGCAAACCTAACTGTTTCTTTGCGAAACCAAACGGAGCTATCATTCCGTGCTTCAATGTAGTAGCAAGTTTCGGTTCGTGACCTATAAAAAAATGCCTCAAATCCTCAATCAAATCCAAAGCAGACTCAACTTCTGCTTTAACAATAGGTTTCAACTCATAATCAACCATAACCAACTGATTAGATTTACTCACATAGAAACCTTTTGCTTGTATTTCATTTTGGATTTCTGCTACACCATTCGCTACAAACAATTGAATAACACTTGCCATAGCAGTCTTCAAATGTTTCTGATTAACCACATATCCACTATCATATAACTGGGACTCCATCGCAGAGATAGTAGTTTTACGTGTAGTGAAATATGTATTGTTTGTAGTAACCCAAGTAATCGTAAACTCACGTTGCCCATCATACAAAGGGTCTTCGTGAACTACAACCTTATACGGGCGGCATAACAAAATCTTTGAAGAAGAAACAACACGCTCATTCTTAACCAAAGACACAGACTCATAATCCACTTCATTATTAACAAAATCAATCCTGATCCAAGAATTATCGGTGATTTCAAAGTTTCCCATAGACTCGGCAGGACTTATGATTTTTTTGATTTTTTTTACAGCTTTACGTGCAGATTTATTACCATAGTCAATGGTTAAGATGTCTTCAAGGGAGGATATTCCTCCATTTGAAGTTTCCTCTCCCATAAATACATCATCTAATAGTTTGAAGATTTCAGAACGTTCAAATCGATGGTCGGGAAGATTATCATAAATGCTCATAATCATCTTTTCAGCGTCATCAATCTCAAAAGTATTATGATACAAAGCACTTATGATACTTTTAAAAAGTTTTCGCTCACTTTGAGGCTTATAGACTGGTGTTAAAACGTCCACAAGTTTTTTGCCTTGTTCCTCCCAATTCATTTCTCAATCCTACTCGTTCTTTTCGCCTTCAACAATCCTGAAACTATTGTAATAATCATTGTTGAATTGTTTTTCAACAACTTGTACCATCACGGTTTTATAACTTTCAATAATCTTTTTTAACTGTACATATGGTACAACATCAAGTTTATTGAACGCTTTACTGATACCCGGAGTTTCCAAGTCCATAAATCCCATTGCGAGAGCATACAATCCACTTGCAGAGTTTACATTTTTGACAATGTGTTTTTCAAAGTCAATGTTGTCGCTGTTTAAGTTGATTGGGAAAGTGTAAACTTCTTTTTCGTCCTCATAACTGTCATCAAAGAGTAATAAATCTAATTTATTGTTTACAATGGTTTCCCCAGTATTTTTGTCCTTAAACTCAACAGTATAAATGTCAGATAAGACGGGTTTTCCAGTACATTCGTCACCATCATACATATCACGGAGTTTGGTTTCCATATAACCAGTAATGTCTATTCCGTTGCCGACGGACTCGTTGGACGCTTCAATTCCAAACATTTCCAAAGTGGAAGTGAAATCGGTTTTTTCTTCTTCGTTTTTAACTTCTTCTACATATTTTGGGTCTACTGCCATAATTATTCCTCCTTACTTTCTTCGATTGTATCATCTATTACTTGTTGAATGTCTATCGGTTCAAATTCTTCACTAAAATCCATCTCTTCCTCTGCAAGTTCATTTCTGAACCCGTTAGGCATAGACTCGAAATCTGAAACCCCATTAACTTTCGCAAAGCGTTTGTAAACATCATTCTCTGCAACTTTACGTATCATTGCGGACGGATAACGTTTCCAAATGTTATTTCTTTTGTCATATTCTTTGAAATCAACGTAGGACACATAATTATCGTGGTCTGTGGTCTTTAAGACTGCATATGCACCGATAATATTTCCTCTATCGTTCTGCTTGAATTTGTGAGTAATATTCATCACTTCACCCATTACTAACTCCATTTCAAACTCATCGTTCTCATAAACTGCCATTGATTGACATTTACGGAAATTCGGTTCTTTTTCGGCTAATTTCTTATAACCGTCACGGGAAGTCATTATAGCGACTTCTCCTTGCATTTTTGTGAACCATATCTCCTTCATAAATGGGTTTAAATCGTACTGATTAGCGATAGAGAGGAACATATAAAGTTCCTCATCGGTAGCTCCTTTTGCTACGGTCGCTTTGATTGTATCCACCAAATCAGATGGATATTCAGCCATTATACCCCCTTGTTCATCGTGAATGACAATCGGTGCAGTTTCTTCTTTTTTAGGTCTTCTTGCCATATTTAGAAACTCCTTTCTTTGTTTGCAAGTTCTCTGACTTTGTTTAAGAAAAAGACAACGTATTCTTTTTCCATTGTTTCCTCCATAATCAAATCAGCCATCGCTTCAAGTATATCCAACATTTGAGGATTAGATACAAGATTGGCTGCCAAGAACGGTGGAAGAACATCGTTGTCAAGTGTAATTCTACCATCTTTGATACGTTCAATCATTACTTTATTCGCTTCTGCTCTCATTTCGTTTAATAACGCTTCTTCTATACCCATTAAGGCATACCCCCTTTAATGTCAATTAAATTATCATTCATCTGTCTTAACAACTCATTCTGTATTTTTAATTGAGTTGCAATCTCCTCCAAGATTGCACCCAATTTTCTTGCTTCTAAATCATTCATAATAGTTCTTCTCTCCTTTTTTGAGGATTATTCTCAATTCTAACAGATTTATGAGGGGCTTTGATTAGTTTCCCTAACCTACTATCTCCAACAAAATCAGTTATAATCTTGATAAACAAAGGTTTAGTCTTTGAATACTGTTTAACAAGATTATCAACACATTCATAATGATTATTGGAATTAATCACTAAATTAACAATGTACCAAACCTCATCAGGACGTAATTTAGTATCCATTCCATCAATACAAATGTGATTATTGCAGATAGTGAATTTAATATTATTATAATATTCTGAAAGATAATCCTTGAAAAATCCTTCTTGGTAATTGTAAACAAGTTTAGTAAAAGTATTATTATCCATAAATGGAGCAACATTCTCCTTTAACAATTTCATTGTCGGAAACTTCTCTACATTATCAATAAGTTTAGATAATCTCACAACATCAGAAATATCAAATAAGACTTTCCCTGAATATCGAGCGGTTGATTGGAACTCATAATTAGAGTAAACAAACCTTTTAAACGGTTTCTGATTACAAGCAGCAACAGTTCTTGTTTTAACTGGGGTTGTGGAAACGGTGGAAACGGTTGTCTTTGCAGGTTGTACTAACAAAGATTTCATTTCATTAATTTCCGCTTGTAATAAATCAATCCTACGATGAAGAGTTTTAATTTCGTCATCGTTAGATTTAATTTCCACAAGGTTCTCGTCTTCGTAGACTTCTTCGGTTATTCTCCTGTATACTAAATTCATTAAATCACCCCCTGAATAGATGGGTAGTGCATAGTTGCAAACCCAATTAATGCTAATACAAATCCAAATAAAACGCTCATTAAAACAATTAACGCAAAGTTTACATTAATCTGCTCTGTTTCGGTTGCTGGATACAAAGATTTCGGTTTTTTAGTAGTCATAGCCCAAATCTCCTAACGGTACATCGGATAGATAACTGTCGGTTTCATCTTGTTTAGGTATTACATCATATAAGTAATACCTACCATTAGTACGATGAATAACACCAGTATCTCCCTTGTTAATAGTTTTACCACTTAATCTGACTCTGTCAGATACCACAACAGGATAAATAGTGCCTTTGCTTGATTTAACCAATACGGTTGAAGCTTGAACATTCACTATCTGCTGCTTAAATTCGTTCATTCTACCACCTTTTTCAGGAGGTCTTGAATGAGCTGATTTTGTTCCAAAATCTTTGATTGTAAAGACTGGAACTCTTCTTGTGAATAGAAGACTCCGTCTTCGCCTTGATATGTTATTTTCTTCATTTTTTTTTACCTCTGTTAGTTCTTTTCTCGGAAGAATAGGTTACAGGTAAAATTTTATGTGGTGATTTTTTTTACCTTGCACCTACGAAAAATTACTAAAAATCAATACTTTACACTTAAATACAACAATGAATAAAAATAGAAAGTGCAATTAGAATTAACTATTTTTACAAGAATTGTTATTTTTTTCAACTTCTCGGAAGAAAAAAAACTAATTGCAGGGTTTGGTGAGTTTTTGTGGTGATTAACTCACAACCCCACAATTTATAATCCTAATAACGCTTCCAACTCACGCTGATTAGCAAGAATTTGATTAATAGTCCTTTGTTGCTCCTCCAATTTGTTCTCATTTTTAACAACTTCGTTCTTATAAAATCTGTTTTCTTCTTTGATACGTGCATACTCTTCATTAGTAACACTATGAGTAGTCTTGAAGAGCTGTAAAGCGTCCACGTTCTCACAATACTTCTTAAAGAGTTTCTGCTTGGACTCTGTGAAATATGCTCTATGAGTTTTATCTTTCTTCCTACCTTGTAAAGCGTCCACCTCATCAATAGTGAAAGAATTTTCCTCCAAATTCACCAAAGTAGAAGCTTGAAAAGCACGTAACTGATGGCAGCGGAAACGTGTAAACTTACCAACTTTGCCCAATTGTAATTTATTATTAATACGTCTAAACACATACCATAAGTGACTACTTGAAATATCAAACAACGGATCAGACTCTGACAAACATTCAGGAAGGTCTTCCTGTTCTTCATCATCTGCTTTTTCAAAGGTTTCTTTGATTTCAGCGTCACGTCCGATTAAGTATTGGAGGATATGTTCTGCTGCCTCTGGGGAGCAGAATGTAGTGTATCTTGTACCTGTTTTCTGTCTGCACCCTTCAAAACAAGGAATTAGATTGTCTACTTGCTTTAATTCATACAACTGCTCCAATAAAGTATCAGTTGTAACAAAATCAGAACAAGCATTTATGAAATCTGCAACAGAAAGGTTTAAGAAGTCCACTTTGGAAATCCCACTACTACTGGCAAATAAAATAATACATTTACATACATTATTCGCTTCGTAGTAAGCGTCGATTAATTCCTGCTTTGTAGGTATATCTTCAAAGCTTTTTTCGTGAGTTTTATCCACTTGCTTTGAATTAAAAGACGGAAGGTCTTGTAATTCAATCTCAAAGTGGCGATAGATTGTTTTAATGCAACCCAAGTATCTGTTTGCTGTTCCTTGACTTTTGTTGTCAAATAACCATTTACGGAAATTAATTAACCTTGTCCTTAATGAACGATTTTTCCATCTAATCGCTTCTTCTTCTTCTCTATCGGCTTCTTTGAGTAAATCATCAAGACTTAACTGATTTACTGCCTCGTATGATTTAACACAAGACTCATAGAGAGAAGTGGTGCTTTTTGACAGATTTTTTTCTGTACAAAATGTTTCTATTGCAGTCATTTTTTTACCTCCAATTTAATTATATCCTTTTTGAGTATTGTTTGATTATTTCCAAGAGAGCATTTGGGCAGTAATAATCTTGAAAAATTAGTAGAAATCCACTCTTTCATATTTATAAAGGTAGTTTTTTTAAGAGCATTTTACTACCTTGAAAAAAGAGTAAAAATCAAACCTTTTCCAAAACTATTCTGTTAATCTCACAGTATAATCATATGTAACCACTATCTATATAATAGTTACCTAAACCCTTCTAATATGAATATCATTCAAGACCAGTTCTTCGTCCATATCATATAACAACATCAAATTACTGTCCTTAACAATAAACCTAATGAAAGAGTTTATTTCAGAGTCAGAAATCCTCTCCCCAGTAAACCAAGCACGAATATCCTTTTCAAAGTCATATTTCCTCCGATTGTAATACTCAATCTTGGTTTTATCACCAAAGACCACACGGAACACTTTTGTCTTACCATTCGGCAAGATATACTCGTATTCCATTGTTTCCTCCGGCATATTATATGTTTCTTCCAATTCCAGGAGTTTATTCACAACATCATCAAAAGTGTCATTTTCACCTTTTAATTTGGTTAAACGTTGATGAGTTTCCTCTGAAATCGGAACTCCCATATAAGGATTAGAAGACATTGTAGAACGCCTCCCATTTATCTAATAAACGGGTAAGCACTATGTTATACGTATCGAATTTGTTCTTATGTAGCTGTAATCGCTCATAAGTATTCTTTCGTATTTGTAATGTCTTTTGTTCTGACATAAATAATAATATGAATATTATAATATATAAAGGTTTTCAAAATAAGTTATAAAAAAAAGTCGCTTCCCACCATCAAAGGAAGCGACATATTTGGAGATAATAAATGAATAACTGCATTTTTCTCCACACTCAAAGGATATATCAAGTCTTATCAAAGGTGATAAGCAAAAGCGAATACTGGGGGAAAGGATAAGTGATATAATGAAACAGAGCTTATGAAACGCCATTAAACGTAGGAATTACTATTATAATTCATCTCCCCCAAGTATCCAGTTAAATAGGTTTTTTTAATGAATACAGAAGTTTCAAAAGAGAAGGATAAATCTTGTTTTCGATAAATTATGGAGTTTATATTGATAATAAAACAACAGAAGAAGATTTACCCTTCACACCATTTTCCTACCAAAGGTAAAATTCTCATTTCACCAAATATAATTATATAATTAATATAATATTATTATTTTGAGTAAATAATATCAATCAGTCTATCACTTCTTCATATAACCCTTCATACTGAATATCATAACTACTATTAATTTCGGATCCGATTCATTGAATAAACTCTTCAACGCTTTCATTAGTAAGGATTAACCCATCTATATTTATTTTTAAATCAACAACTTTCATATTAAAAACTCCTGATTCGGATTAATTTGTTTTTTTTCTTGTTTTTTTAAAAAGCGGGCGTATCGTTCTTTTGTATCAGTGTATCCTGATTGATATTCGTCCCAAGTACGAGTCCTGAATAATACTTTATTATTAACCCATCTCGCAAAATTTAATTGGTATTTATCAAATTTATTATAAGGCATAACAAATGAATCTATTTTAAATTCGTCCCATAAATGATGTACTCTCATTAAATCTTCTTCCATAGTGCTCCAATAGCCAATTAACACATAGCACATCAAGTTAGAAGCAGATAAATGGTCTAATAATAATTGGATTTTATTATCAAGATTATCTCTTGGATTATCCCATGCAAATTTGACTCTATGGGAATGTTTTAAAGAATGTAATGCCTCCCCTTGTTCTTCGTTAAAAAGACGTATGTCAAACCCTTGAATATCAACAGGTTGGCCCCATTCATGCAATTGGGTAATAGTGTCTTCCCAATTTGGATTTGCAAAGAGATTGTTATCCATTACTTTTATAAATTCTCCATGAGGATTTAAATTTAATGGTTTAACAGGACGAATATACCCTTCCTTCCGTCTAACAACACAAAAAGGACAATTACGAATACACCCTCGACTAAACCATACGATGCTGAAATTACATTCCGGATATAAACTCCAATCATAATTACATCGTTCGATTTCAGGAGGTAATCTGCTTTGAATATCAAATCCTGTACCCCCTACTATCATATCTGGTCTAACATAGGCCTTGTCCGTAAAATCAAATAAACTAAACGCATAAACTTTATCATAGGAATTGTGGAAAAGAGGACTATAAATTTCTACTGTATCTCCTCGGTTTTTGTGAAATTGGCTTACTTGCATCATTGCAGTATTTACAATTTCAGGTTCTAAATTATATAATCCAATTTTCAAAGTACCTTCTTCCTATACTTTATCAAAATCAAAACAGCAAATAACAGTAATATTATATTTGTACCTGTTTTGTGATGGATTAATGTAGATGAGTTAGAGCATAGTTTATGTTTTTGAGAATAAGTTTGATTTACTTGGATAATAGTAGCATTATTCTCATAAGTTAAGTTTGAAGTAGTGTTTTTATCAAAGGTATCGTTAATTATTATGGTATTATTCACGGACAAGATTTTCTCAAAGTAGATTTTAATGCCAATGTAGTCTTGATATTCGACGAACTTTGATTTGAATAACTTGAAATCATATACTAAATAATGTGTAGAATTATATTTAATCCGTCCACTATCATTTAAATGAATTTCCTTGCTTGTATCTATTATCTGATGATATAATGTTTTGTTAAAGCGACTAAACTCTTTATTATCCGTGAACTTCCAAATCATATGCTGTGTAGCAATTTTGTCTTTGGTAGTTTCATTGTAATAATGAACAAAATACACTTTGATGTTATTATCTACTTCATTATGCACGTAGAACTCATCGCCTTTTTCTGCTGAATGCTTACCCCATTCAGCGCAATACCCCTTATAACCATCGGTAAAAGAGATATTAGAGTCACCATCTTCAAGAGCCACAACTGTATCACAATCCTCAATAAGCATAGTTGGATTATCAACAGGAACTGTATTATTTCCTGCCGCTACAACAGGCAGCATAAATAATAATATAATAATAAGTAAAATTTTTTTCATAAATTGCCCTGATCTGATTTATCTGCTTAACAAACTTATTATTCCGCTTACAATTAAGTAGAATACTATTAGGAAAGCCCACCAAGTAATACCTGTGAACCCTAAAATGTTTGCAAATGCAATTCCGACGATTATAGTTGCTATTAATGGCAATAAAATTATAAAAAGTATTATTACCACTATTCCAGTTAATCCGGCAATTTTAAATAAATCTAACATATGTTATTATACCTCTCGAAAATTTTTGTGGTGATATTATTATATTTGTAAAAAGTAGTAGATTATTCATTTAAGTAAATAAAAGAGTATAACATTCTTGGAGGACGTAGGTTGCGTTTTTAGAGATTAAAAAAATTCGTTTTCCGAGGTCTAAAAAGTTATGAAAAATTAAAATGTGCTATCTACTATGTTTATGACTTTCTTAAAGAACTTAATGTTCCCTCTTTGAATGTTTATACTCTCTGTTAGTAGGTTATGTTTTTTATTATATTTTAGTTAATTTGGTGGATACCCATTACTGCCAAAACCTTTATATACTATAAAAATCTAACTTTTATACAACAAGTAGTTGAAAATCACCACAAAAATTCAACACTTGTGCCAATTATATTCCGAGAGGTGAAAAATAAAATGACATTAACAATATTCAAAGATAGACAAGATTTGGATAGTGCTTATTACAATGCAAAAGCAATAGCACAAGAAATCTACTATCAAATAGGTGAAATTGAAGAATTAAAAGGTTACCACGAAGTTGATTGTACTTACATAACCTTAAACTCTTCAAAAAGGAGAATTGAAATTCGTACTGAATTTATCAACGAAGACAACGGCAAACGTTATTCTTGGGACGAATATTTAGGCATTTACGAACCTACATATGATTTTTTACCTAAAATCATTCATCAATGGTTTGTTTGCTTTGCCAAAGATTTCCAACACGGAGTCTACTTTGCCGGATATATCGAGTAGGTCTTCACAATGGAATTTGGTATGAATGGAAATCAGTTAGTTGTATTCTACGTGCAACATTTGTTTTTACCAAATGTACAGATCAGGGGAATATTGGATTTTGATTTCTTTGAAAGCTCTGAACAAATCCAATATATCAACCCAAACACAAAAGAAAGACAACTAACTATTCCAAAAAATCCTTATCCCGCACAATCTGCCGAAGCAGAAGCTTATGACTTTCTAAAACAATGCTTCAAAGCAGATGAAGAATTTGTTGAACTTTTATCTGAATGCCCAAGCATTCCAGAGATACATAATTTCAAATGTTACAAAGTTGAAATGGAGAGATTACAATGGTAAAAAAAGGTTTAGAATACTCTACAAACGGAGCAGAACTCCGTAAAATCCAAAAAGAATTGGTTGATACAATATTAACCAAACCAGAAGATTTAGAAAACATTATTAAAATCCAACTCGCTTCCAGGCAAGGTTTCCATCAATATTCATTAAGGAATATTTACCTTGCAAGTTGGCAATTATACCAAAGGACAGGGGAAACCGCTGAACTCCTCGCCCCTTACAGCAAATGGGGCAAAATCGAACTTGAAGACGGAACTAAAATTCGCCGAAACGTTAAAAAAGGCGAAAAAGCATTACGTATCCTCGCCCCTTATACTGTAACTATAACCGAAGAGAACGAAGACGGCGAAGAAGTGAAGAAGACTGTGTTAAGGTTCAAATCCGTTCCAGTCTTCGATTTAAGCCAAACCGAAGGTGACCCTTTTGAAGTTGATTTCACAAACGCTGCTATCGACTACAAACTTGACGAAATCACTTCAAGAAACAATGTAAAAGTAAATCTCTCAAACAAAGAGATTACACGTGGATACACCGATGGAAACGAAATATGGATCAGCAAACATATTTCTACTCCAAAGCAGATTTGTGTTTATTTCCACGAATTAGCTCATTACTTATTACATTTTGACGAAAATCGTCACGAATTAACTTCTGCGACCAAGGAACTTGAAGCGGAAGCGGTTTCTTACCTTGTTAGTTGTTATCTTGGTATTAAAGATGACGAAGCTCTTGCTTATATTAGAGGGTGGACTCGCAAGTATTCTGATGAAAAAAGGACTAAATTACTGAAAGGGAAAGGTAGCAATGTTTTAAAGACTGCTACTAAAATCATTGAAGATTTAAAGTTGTCAGAATTATTAGATAGTAAAAAAACTATCCCTAATTCTTCTAAATGGGAAGAAATCAATTGGGTAGGTGTAAAGGAGTGATTAACTTGATTGAATTTGAAGTAGTATTAGACCGTCCTTGGGATACTGAACGTACTATTCGATTACGATTAGATAAGTACGAACTTATCCCTTTGGGCTGCGAAGACGAATTAGATTATTTATTCAAAGAAATTAGCCCTGCAAGACTCAAACAAGTTGTAAGAACTGCAATACCAAACGAAGAATTTTACGTATCAGGAGTATATATTACGGTGATAAAATGAGCGAAATTGAAACTATTATTGACAAATTATTGAAAGAACCTATCGCACATCACTTATGTGATAGCGGAGGAGTATACGGTTATATCTACGAAAGAAACCAAACCGAAGGTTATCTTAAAGGATTAAACCCAGTAGATGAATGGACTGACGAAAAATGCGAAGAGAGAACCTTGGAAATTACTATCCCTGTATTTGATTTTCTCAAATATAATCTTGAAAAAGATGAGGAAACCATTGAACTTGAAAAAGCTCTCTTCAAAGAGTTTAAAGACAATGGATTTGAACCCTATGAGATTTACGAGGTTTCAGACTGGTTAAAATCAACTGATTGGATAGAAGAAAGTTGGGCTATTCGATTAGAGTATACCAATACTTACAACTATGAGGAATATCTGTCACAAACATTATTATACATTTGTTTCAGTTACAATGGGGACGATTATGTACTCCTTGAAGTACATAATGGGTGTGACGTTCGCAGCGGCTACACCTACCCTCAACTATTCAAATTGAAAGACATTGAATACTTCTTGCTTGGACAATCTGACCGTTTCTGTCAATGTGAATATGGATTAAATGATTACACAATCTACGGATCAGATGACGCCACCGACTCCACAGGAGATTACATTGGCAAAGATGAGATTTACAAACGGACTTATGTAGATGATGACGGTAATGTTCGCTGCAAAGAATGTGATGATATTATCAAAGGAGGATTTATAGAATGGTAGAAATGAATTGGGACACAAATGAAACTTGGTTATGGATTACAAATGACGAGCAGTATTATACTGCTCTTCAAGACACAATTGGAAATGAACTATACTTTATGACTGTTCTCTATGTTTTAATTCAACATAGAAATGAAGTGATTAGTGGAAATGAAATCGACTCTGCAAAGGTGAATGGAAATGAACTATACGTTCTTTTCTCTGAACTCTGTGGAAATGAACAAGAAGGGTGGAAATGAACATAGGGTTCAGAAATGAACTCTCTTTTAAAAATGAAACGGTTTGTGGAAATGAACTGGAAATGAACGCCAAAAATGAACCAGAAATGAACGCTGGAAATGAACAAACAAATCGTGTAGAAATGAACCGTAGAAATGAACCACGATTTCAACGTAGAAATGAACGAAGCTTAAAAAAATCGTAGAAATGAACCAAAGGAGGATTAATCTGATGGATTTAATCAAAACCCCAACAAACAAACAGTATAACTGTTTCAGACCAGTAGAAAAACCAACCCCCTTAATTGCATTCAATATTGTAGACAAATTAAGGGATTTAGAAGCTGAAACTGCTTGTCAAATCCTTGACGAACTAATCAGCAGGTTTCCTGATGTACAAGAATACCTTAAAGAAAATTACATTGACTTATTAACAGAGGAGGACTAATATTATGAGATATATTTACGGAACTAACGATAGTTACAGTACAACAAAAGGCAAAACTGTTACCGTTAAACAGTTAGCGTCCATTATCAAAAAGGACGTTGATTATGGTAAATGGAACAAATACGAAGGAGGAGAAGTGAATAATCGTACTGCTCATTGCAGATACAGTAGGAAAGGATTTGTATACCATTCTCACCTCTTAATCTTCGGTAGCAAAGTTGAATTTAAACAATTGGAGGAATTAATCAAAAACTTTATTGATGTGACTCCTCGAAAGTTTTAAATACATTCAAGTACAAATAATTTAACTGAACTGTCCATAAGGATAGTTCTACACGTCTTTTAAATTGTTTTTTTTAAAAAAAGTCTAACTATTTTAAAAGGAAAAACACTTAAAAGAAAACACATAAGAGGAGAGAGGAATATTGTGCAATTTTACACGTCTTTGCACAAACATTTCTCTCTCCTTGACACGTCCAAACAGAAAACTACTCTTTTTTTTAACAAATTATCTTAAAATCATTGAAAATTACTATTTTTTAATTTTATCTGCTGAAAAAACACTTGAAAAGCAGCTGAAACACTTGAAAAACCCTAAAAAATACTAAAAAATCATCTACCATAAACTTAAAAAAAGCATTCCATACCTATCTACCAACACTTAAACCAAAATCAAAAATCCATCTACCATAAATTTAAAAACACGCCAAATCCATCTACGAAAACTTAAAAAACCATCTACCAATACTTAAAACAAAAATCCAAGCACACTCCATCTACCAAAACTTAAAAAAAAAACAAAAACCCTCAAAGTTATCTACCATAACTTAAAAGAAAAACTTTTGAAATCTATCTACCAAGACTTAAAGCCGAATTTTCCAAAATCTATCTACCATAACTTAAAACAAAAACGCCCCAGTTATCTACCATAAACTTAAAGAAAAAAAATTTTTCCGCCGAGTTATCTACCATAAACTTAAAGTAAAAAAACACTCTCACCAACTCACTCACGTGAAAAGATTAACCTATCAGGACCAGGACCCGAAACAGACGCTGCTGCCGCTGATAAACTACCTGGAAAGCTGATCTTTTAAAAAAATAAAATTTTATATTGTCCCGTACTGATCTTTTAAAATTTTAAATTTTATAACGCCGTAACGGATCCCGCCTTTAAACATTTATATTGACGGGTCCGCCGTTAAAATTTTTAAAAAGTAATCTTTTTTTATTAGTTAATCTATATTTAATAGTTTAACTTTATTGTTTTTATTGTTATTAGTTAGAATTATTAAAGATATGATTATTTATTTTAATAGTTAATGTTTAAAGTATTGATTTAATTAAACGTTATGTTAATTTAAACGGCACGTAAACGCCTAACAATTTTTAACAATAAAATAAACTAACTTTAAAAATATTGATTTATTCAATTAACGGGACGTTTAACACGTGCCGCACGTTTAACGGGACCAGATAAACTATTTTTAATTTTAAGTGTAAAATAAATATTACATTATACCAAAACATTTATATAGTACAGTAACATAACTATTATTATCAATAGTTAGACACCGCGTTTAAAGGTAAAATTTTAAACGCGTGTAACCGTCAAGGTTACGTTAAAGTAAAGGCGTTTAACGGCATAAAACCGCCGTTAATAATGAAAGCGTTTTTAATCAACGCCACACGGGCCCGCCCGTGGATGTATTAAGCAACCTTTAAACGTGATTAGTTAAGCTTTTTTTTATTGTTTTATTCTATTAAAAGACGTGATTTAAAATGTTAAAAGACGTAAAAACTTATAAATTAAATGCACAAATAGCTATATGTAATAAAATAGCATCTGAAATAGGTTTAGGACATTATTATAACGCATCTATATTAATACGTAATTATTTAAACGATAATGATTATTTATGGTACAAAAACGTAAATAATATTATAGATAATCAAATATCTAATTTATTTTACGATATAGAACATAAAACTAATAATACTGAACTCTTTTTTAAACGTCAAATAGTTAAACTTGAAAACTATTTAAAACTTATAGGAAATTAGCAATAAAAATTTTATTTTTTAAGGACGTGTTAAAAATGAAAAACAAAGATTTTATAAAACTTATCGAAGGAGTAAGTAACAATATACTTATAAATGATTTAAACAGTTGTTCATATGTTAGTAAAATACGTTTGAATGATTGTATTAATTTTTATAAGTTATTTGAAAATAAAAAAGATAAAAAATACTATTTTAATGAAATTAAACGTTTATTATTAGATTTTAATTTAAAATTAAACATAGAGTTCGAGCAAATAGAATTTTAAAGGACGTGTTTAAAATTTATTACAGCTTTAAAAGGTTAAAATTAATTTTAACCTCCAATTATTTTATTTATGCAATAAATATTTTTAATCTTATTTTATTGTATATTTTAAGTTTATAAAGCTTTTTTATAACGTGGATAAGATAAAACCACGTAAAAAAACACTATATTTAAAAAAAACAATTAAAGGACGTGTTAAAAAATGTTAATTAAAGAAACACCTTATATTAGTTTAAATCTAATTAAAGACGGATTTAACAACGAGTACCGCGTAGATTATACAAGCGCGGCATTATTAGACATAAATACAAATTTAAATTTAGCTTATAGTTACAATACTATTATCGGGGCTTTTATAGATATTGACGGAAACCGTTTTTATATAGAAACCGCCGCCGTATATAGCACCACCACCGCAACCAAACATAAACCAAGGTTTAACCGTTTAGCAAATTATAATAATTTTATAGTAATTCCAAACGTAAAACCAGAAACTTTTATACTGATCCGTGACACCAACAATAAAAGCGAACTATCAATACTATTATTAGATATTTTAGAAGAGTTTACAGACAGTCAAACCATAAAAAACAAAATAAACGGAATTAGCACCAACGCGTATAAAGAAAACCAATTAATAACAGAGTATTCAAAACACTATAAAACAGAAAAAACCCAATACAAAAACGGGAACCATAAAACCGTCATAACAAGGAAAACAACTTTTAAATATCTATATAACTATTATATTAAAACCGTAAACCATTACTTTAAAAAGACAATAAAACCATATTACGGGCGCAACGGCAAAACCACCAAGAAAATATACTATGAATGCAAAACAAAACAATATATACGGGAGGTCTAAACCTTCATATATATTATATTATTCCTGATCTTATATAGTATATTAAGAACAATACTAAAAATAATATACAAAATACTACAATAAAAAAAAGCAAACGCCTTAAAACCTATTAATAATATACTCATATGTTACGGGCACCACCAAGGCCCGCAACATATCTTATTTTTTTAATATCTTTATTACTGATCTTTTAACGTATTATTTTTTTATTGTTATGTTTTCAATCTTTTTTTTATTTTTTTTTAACGTTTAATTTTTAGTTTTTTTATTGTTTTCTATTCTATAAAGTCACGTTTTTTAATAAGTTTTCTAATATTTGAATAAAAAAAAGCTTAAAAATACGCTTTTTTCAATGAATATTTTATTTTTTTAAAATTTTTAATACATCACGGGATCAGGGAAAGCGGCTTTTTACAGATTGTCATATGTTTGTATCCTTTTTTTCTTTTTATAACGTTGTTATATTTTTTTATTGTGTCTTGTTGTGTTTGGTGGTTTTTGGAGTGAGGGTTTATTTGAGTGTTGGAGAATGGATATTATTTATTTTTTCTTTTAGAGTATTATATATATTTATTTTCTTATATATTAGTATATTATTATTTTATATAGTATATTATTAGTTAGACACATAGTCACATAGACACATTTCATTGTATTAGGTCACAAGGTCACAAAGACACATTATATTTTTCCTACTTTTTGAAAAAAAGGGGGGTGTATGTAACACGGAAATGTGTCTTCATATGAAAACTGTTTTTATGGTTTCTTTTACTGTTTTTACGTGTTCTCCGTTCTTCTTGAAGACACATTTGTAAAATGTGTCAAAATGTGTCTAATGTGTCTACGATGTGCTGGGCTTGTTTTGTTGATTTACGGAGTATTTTTTCTTGTTTGGTGTGTTTGGGTGTTTTGTGTTGTGTGCTTTGGTTTTTACGTGTTTTCCGAAGTGTTATTTTTTGGCTTATTTTTCAAGATTAGTATTACTTTTCCCGAATATATTATTACGTTTTCTATATAAAACCCCAAATTTTTTCAGAAAACCAAAAAATGCCATTATTAAGAATAATACGAATAGAGAGGACAATAAACCTCCAAAATAAACAACTCAAATTATGTCATTTCCATAAGAGGGACGTATTAATGGTTTTTTTACTATCATTTTTACCCATAATACGCTCCTCTTCTCTCTACGTTTACATTATGAAAGGTTATGGTTATTTATTTGGACGAATACGTTTAATTAAAGACACGCACCACGATGAAGTGTTTATCGAAGAAACAGGAGTAGTCTTAATGCGTAATAATCAATGGCTATTCACATACAGGGAATTGGTAGCGATAGCAAACGAAATGGCAAAATAAAAAAACATTTATATGGTGATTATATTGGATTTTACACAAGGAAACATCTCAACTATTGCAGTATGGATTTATGTGTTAATTTCCCCATTACTCGTTAAGTATGGTATTAACATTGATGAAGCAACCTTTACAACATTCTTTGTTGCATTAGTAGGGATAATATTGGCAGTATGGAGTAGTTACAATCCGAATACATTTAAATTTTTAGGAAATAAAAAAGCAGAACCAGTTACCGATGATGGTGTTTTGAACGATGAATACGTGACTGGTGATGATGATGACTGCTAATCATAATACTTCGTTAGAATGTTTACACGAAGAACAAATACAAGCTCAATCAAGGAAAATAGAAAGATTAGAAGCTCATAGCGATTTTAAGGAAAGAAGAATAGATGAATTAAACAGTAAGATGGATAAATTGAATGACAAATTCGATAAAGTGCTTGAAGGCTTCAATGAATTAAAAATTGAGTCTAAATCAGACGATAGCGAATTAGAATTAAGATTACAATCAATTGAAACAAAACAACAAGCATTTGAAGAAAAGATAGAAGAGGACAAAAAAGAGTCACGTATCCGTATTAATAGGATATTAACCATTTTTGGATTAGGATTAACTGTTTTAACTATTGTCTTATCAATATTGTTCAATTCACATATATTGTAATTCAGCTAATTTCTTTTGTGTATCAAAATTGGAGGAAGTGAAGGAATATGGCAAAATTACCTGCGGATTACAGACCACCACACGAACCACGATTACTTGCAGATAAATTAGATAGAGAAATCCTTTTAAAAAAAGTTAAAGATGGGATTAATTGTGGTTTAACTGCGTCAGAGGCATTTGTTGCAGCCGGAGGGTCTAAACATACATTTAAAGATTGGTTACGTTTTTACAGAGAAGATGTTGAAGACGGTTACACCGGTACAAATTTGATAATGTTTATCGATGAACTTGCAAGAGCTGATATTCAATTGCATAAACGATTATTAAAAGCAATGTGGAAGAAAGCTGATGAAGGAGATACACGTATTCTTATGTATTTAGAGGATAATCGTTTCGGTGCGGCTAATAAACGTAAAAATACATTGGAATTAGACGCCAAAGATGATAAAGCAATTGAAATCAACATTGTAAATATGACTGGGGTGGACGCAGATAACAACGAAGAAGAAGCGATAGAAGTTGATTATGAGGTAAACGATGGTAGCAGTAGAGATGACTCCAACTCAACAGAGATGGATTAATGACCGTACACGTGAATTACTAATAGAGGGTAGTGCGGGATCAGGTAAGACTATCTTTGCTTGTTATAAAGTCATTTTTTATGCGTTAAAGTATCCTGACGCTTCAATTTATATTTATCGTAAGACTTTACCGTCTTTGAAGCGTACTTCTTGGAAGGAAATTCGTAATATTTTGTATGATTTGGGTATTCCTTATGAGGAAAACAAGTCAGAGGGAGTTATTACGTTTAGTAACAATAGTAAATTGTATTTTGGTGCGTTAGACGAGCTCTCGAAGGTGCGTTCAATCAACGCAGATATGATATACATTGAACAAGCGGAGGAACTTAATAGTCCCGAGTTTTATATTGAACTAATGTTACGTCTTGGTAGGGGCGAGGCAAGTAAACGTGAAGGAGGATATTCGCAAATGTTACTTGTAGTTCAACCTGAAAGTGAGGAGCATTGGATTTATAAGCGTTATCACGAATTTGCGGACGCTACTACTGAATTTGAGAGTAAAAAACAAGAAGCGATAGCAGAGGGCAAACCTTATCAGAGTTATGAGGAAATTTTGGCTAATATTCAGAAAAGGAGGAAATCAGCACATTTCCATTATAGTGAGAATTTGAAATTACCGAAATTTCAGCGTGATTATTATGATAACTTGAAAAACGAAGATTATGAGTTGTGGCTTCGTTATAGTGCCGGACAATGGGGTAAATTGACTGATGTGATTTATCCGAATTATGATACTGTTGTTGTCCGTGATAATTTTGATTTTTACAGTTTCGGTGCGGACTTCGGTTTTAATAATCCAAGTTGTTTTTTATTACTTGCTTGGTATGATAACGAAGTGTATGTGCTTGATGAGGTTTATAAAGCGAAATTATTAAACCGTGAATTGATACAAGAGTGTAAAGATATGTTATTCAAGCATAAATTACTACCGGAGCATTTAAACACAGGTTACGGTGACGCTGCCGAACCTGACCGTATTGAAGAGTTTGTGCAGAATGGTTTTCCAATGGAGAAAGGAATTAAGGACGTTAAGGCGAAAATCACTACTACAAAGCAGACTCGTATTCATATTCACCCACGTTGCGTTAATACAATACGTGAGATTAAAGGTTATAAATATCGTAAAAACCGTGACGGAGTGACTCTTGATGAGCCAGTAAAGGTTAATGACCACGCTATGGACGCATTGGCTTATGGAGTGTATGGGGTTCGTGGAAGTTTATCACCTAACCGTCCTATGGGAAAAGATTTTTACAGAAAAGTGAGAGTGTATTAAGATGGGAATATTTGACCCAATTATCAAAGTCGGTTCAAGATTATTCAATAGCGAAAAATCTGATATTACAGATGTTGGCTTTGATGATGTAAGAGGGAATATAAATCAAGAAAGTGTTAATTGGGGAGAGAAACTCCCAGACCTTGTTATTCCATCAATAAAGAATTTACGATTATGTGCAGAGAAATCCCCAATTGTTAATGGTATTTTAGAAGATTTAGTAATTAAATCTATTAGCGGTTGGGTTATTGAGGGCGATAATCAAGAAGCGATTGATTTCATCATCAAAGAAGACGAAAGATTAGATTATTCAACCTTAATGCACAATCTTGTATGGAATAATTGTGTTGATGGAGTGGACTTCCGTGAGATAGTTATAGATAAAAACGAAGTTACTCTACGTGAATTAGCGTTTGATGGGGAAAATTATCGTATAAAAGAAATCTACGATGATGAAACCGGAGCAGAAATCATAGGTTACAAACAAATCGTTGAAGTAAACCAAAATACTAACAAAGGTTGGTTTAGAAAACGTTTCAACGAAATTGTGAAGAATAATGAGCAAATGGAGTTTGATTTTGAACCTGATGATTTAATGGTGTCCGCATTTTTCCGTAGACACGATAAACCACAAGGAATAGTGGCTAATGTCTTGGATTTTGCTTATATGCACTTAATGCTCACAAAGATGATGCCCCAAATTGTTTTTAAACAAGCAAACACTTTATTTTTACAAATAGGTAACAAAGACCGTAAGGAAGTTAATATAGAAGATGACGAAGTGGACGCAATGGTCGAAGCGTTATCAGATTATCATAATTTAGGTGTTACTGCTTTACCGTTCGGTATTGAACCGCAACTCATTGGAGATACAAACTTACCTGACGTTCAAGATTACTTAAATTATTTAGAACATTGTATTTTCGTTGGATTATTCACACCGGAAGCGATTTACTCTTCAAGTAGCTCTAATCGTTCTACTGCGGTAGTACAATTAGACTCTGACAAAAGCGGAAGAGTATTAGTCCAAGAATATATTCAAGAGAAGTTATCACGTTATATGGAAAAACTATTCCAAACAATGCTTGAATTAAAAGGTATGACTGGAAAAGTTTGGATTAATTTCAACCCTGAAATCAATGAGGGAACATATCTTGAAAACGAAGAAGGATCAGGAAACGGTGACGATACAATAACCAATGAGAATGGTAATATTTCAACTTCAAAACCAACCGATGGTATGAATTATAATAATATCAACAATGGAGCTGGTAGACTTGCCGAAGTCAGTTCGTGAAGCCCCAAATTATGAGGAGTTTTTTGGTTTATTAGATAATGAAATCTCTGATGAAGAATTTGAGGAAGAAGAAGAGAAGGAACGTGATGAGAAAATTAAAAAACTCATTGCAATTGCTTTAAGTCTTCTTCAAGAGTTTTATTTGTTGCATAAGTATGACTCTGAATTTTATATCTTGTCTGAAACCTTTGAGGAGGAACTCGCTGATTTCAATACAGATATGAAAGATTTGTTAATGTCATTGTTTGCGACTTATATTGCTGATGTTCAAGCTGATTTCGATGTAGAATACACTATTCCAACTGGAACTGTTTCTACTGATGTTGATTTGGAGTCTATTATTGACTCTGCTGTTGATACAGTTACTGATACATTATATACTGATTTGAAGAATAAAGCAACTTTTTACAAGGACGTTGCTATTACAACTGGTATGTTTAGTTTGCATAGTAATTTCCGTAGAGCTATGAGGCGTTTGGTTAATCATATTGATTATAATGCCCAGTATGCAAGGAATAGGATTGTACGTGAATATCAGACTTTTATTTATGGGCAGGAAGCGTTGTTCTATTGGCGTGTGAGTGGAATTAATACTTGTGCGTGGTGTTATGAATTGGAAGCGATGGGAGCAATGCCATTGTCTTGGTGGCCAGTAGACCACCCGAATGGTATGTGTGTTCTTGTTCCGGTGTTGCCTGATGTTTATTCTGATGAGTATATGGAATTAAGGGGTTGGTGATGTATATTGACTGATAAATTTACTATATTTAAAACTGGTACTATCACTTATGATAAGGAATGGTATATTAAACAGGGACTTGATGTTAAACCTGTTAATTATACTGATGGTTTCTTAAAGGAGATTGCCTCAAAGACTGGTGGCTCAACATTAGAAGCTTCACACGGGGACAATAAAATTGATGTGATAGGTTATACTAACAATTATGGTTTTAATAACAATGAATTAGTAGCCGAAGTAACTACTAACGAGAAATTAGATGGTTTAGGGTTCAGTCCAGAGTTCTCTGTTAATTTTATTGATAAAGGCGATTATTACGAAGCTATTGATGGGGAATTATTAAAAGTAATTTTGACTGATAAACCAAGAAGCCATATTTTATGTAATAGTGTCGAAGGAGGAAGTAAAATGAACGAAGAACTAATTAATACCTTAAATGGACAAATCAAAGACTTAAACAAACAAGTCGCACAAAAAGAAGCGATTATTGAAGCTAATAAGAAAAAATTAGGCGAAGTCGATGATTTAAACAATAGGATTACTGAATTAGAACAAGAAATTACTACTTTAAAATCTTCAAACGAAGATTATCAAGCTCAAATAGATGGTTTAAAACCAAGAGCAGAGGCTTATTCTAAAATAGAAGAAGCCAAGAAAACAGAATTGCTTAACAAGGCATTTGGCGAAGACGAAGAAGCCAAAAAAGCGTGGAAAGACGCTTCAATGGAACAACTTGAAAGTCTTGCAAACCACCGTGAAATCACTAAAAAAGCACAAGGTATCGGCTCACAAAACGCCGAAGGTGTAGGTGAAGGAAACGAGGGTAACGAACCGTCAAAAGCTGAAAAAGCATTAGAATTTTACAAAAAAACCCACGATGGTAAAGAACCATCTTTTATAAAACAAGGAGGAGAATAGAATGGGAGTTATTGACGCAGGTATCCCTGCAAGGGATTACGGAAATCATAGACCAAGATTAGCAGTAAGACTGTATGAAGGGGATATGACTTTTAAGAACACAGGATTTGATGAATTTGGTAGACCAAACCCTGATTGGACTTTTGCTGCACCTATGCACATTGGACAGTACGTTATTTTACACCAAGACTCAACTGCAAGAGATATTATTGTAAAACCAGCTCCAAAAGCAAGTCAAGCCATTGGTAAAATCATCAACAACCCACAATTAAGAGATGGTATGGGTTGGACAGAAGATGAACAAAACATTTTACCAAGAGAAAGCAAAGAATGGGGAGAATTTATCCCAAGAGGAGCAACTGTCGAATTTTTCGGAGCAACAGTAGACGAACTAAAAATCAAATCCGCAAATGCTGCAATTACCGCAGGGGACTTTTTAGACTCCACAGCAAATGAGGAATTTGAAACATCTAATAGTGAAACTAATTGGATTTCCCTTGCAAGTGTAGAAGCTTTAAAAGCAGGTTTCGTTCCTGCATTAGCAATTAAATAAGGAGGATTATTTTTATGTCACTTATCGTACAAGAAATTGATGAGATATTACAACCAGAAAATATCGAACTCACTACCTTTGAAAAGATGAACCCAACTTTAAATATGCTTGGAATGTTCGAGAAAAAGAACAATGAAGGTAGAGATAGTTTTGCATTCGCAAGAAACGAGTCTAACGCAGAACAACAAATCGTAAACGGTATTTTACACGAACCAGTTGAAATTATGGAAGCAGCACAACTTCCACAAGTTAAAATTACTGGAATTAGCCGTAACATCGGTAAAATGCGTAGAATTGGTTTTGAAGCAGAGTTCACCGAAGAAGCACTCCGTGACCCAATTAACGCTGATAAAATCCAATTAACTACTGATATGATGGGTTATGCTATGGCAAGAACCCTTAACAGACACGCTTATGTTGTACTCACCCAAGCAGCAGAAGCTCCAACCATTACTCTTGGTGGAGGTTCTTGGGCTACCGAAGGTAATGAGTACATTGATGATGACGTGAAACACTTAATACGTGCTTTTGAAAATCAGGAAGGTTACGATTACAAATTAACTGATATGTTCACTTCCAAAGCTTCCTATTGGGGAGCAGAAGATTACTACGAAGTTGTGAATGATGATGGTTTCAACCCTGCTAACGTACGTGGTGCAACCCTTAAAGGTATTGGCGAATTAGAAAGCGGTTTACTTGGTATTGATATGAACCTTAAACCTGCTAAATGGTATTACAATGTATATCCAACTGATAACCTTTTACACGATGATTTCGGTACTTTTATCCACATTAATCGTGTTGATAAATTAGATGAAATCCCTCGTAGTGTTAAAATCCAAATGTATGTTGAATATGGATTTGCAGTTCTTGAACCAAAAGCAGTAGTCTTCCAAGAAGGTATCTAAATAGGAGTTGATACTGATGTTTCAAGGTATCAAAGTTAAATTGTTGAAAAGGGGTAAAATCCAAAAGGTTAGGTTATTCTATCTTTTACAGGATTTTGAGGATAGATTAGAGGCATTAGAGAATGCTAATGGTAGTGGAGGAGAGTCTAATGACTCTTCCTCTACTGACTCTCAAAGTAGCACATCTGAACCTACTACTGGCTCAATAGAGGTTAGTTTTACAGTAACTGCTAATGGAAACCCTGTTAATAATGCTACTGTAACCATAGGTACAGATGAGGAAAATCCTACTACAATAGGAACTGGAACTACTGGTAGTCAAGGAGGTTGCACAATAAGGGACATTCCAACAGGCAGTTATAGAGTAATGGCTACTGGGAACCCAACTGGTGATGTAGAACTTTCTTCACGTTGGACTCCTATTGAAGTTAGTAAAACTAATAATCATTTCGATATAACATTAGACTAAAAAAATTATAAATGGAGGTTTTTAACCTATGATAACAGAGGATAAGACCTCTAAATTCACAATGAAAGATTATTATAAAGTCTTGGAATATTTACCAAAAGCACGTGTAGATAGACAAGAACCAGTCTGCTTTACAGAAGAAACTTTTGTTGAAGGAGATAGTATTGTCTTGCCATTAATCTATGCGGAGTTTGAGGGTACTGATTATGTGCAAGTTTTTATCAATTGTCACCAAGTTGAGGTAGATGTATCTAATATTACTTTAAGTTTTAGTCCACTACTTAACGGAAATGCAAGTGTCCTATCAGTAAAACCAAAGAACACCGAAATATCATCAGATAAAGAAGACATTCTTTTATTTGAGATAGACCGAAACAATACCGCAGTAGACCTCACCCGTGAACTCACAGGACTCGAAAGTATAAAAATCGATTTCGGAACAGATGTAACAGGTGTAGAAATACTCAACCTCATAATAAAAAGTTTAGACTACACCTATACCTTAACCGATATAGAAAAAGCCTGTTACAGCGGAGAAGACTACGTATTTCGTGGACTTAACGATATGAAAAAAGAGAAAACAGGTACAATAGAAATACCGAAAACTCTTCAAAGATACGTTTATATGGCAGCAGGAGCATTCGCTTGGCTAACACGTTGGGAATACGAAGCCAAACCAATGAAAGAACCTAAATCAGAGTCTAACAACTATGCAGACAGATTATTCGGAAAAGTAGACTCCGCAATTGCCAATTACCTATCCAACATCGAGAATAATCGAAACGAAGAATACATTCAAATGCAATTATTCAGAGTAGGACGCAGGAAGTGGTAAACTATGGATACCGAGAATATGTCAAGGTATGCAGTAGTATTAGAACAATTAGGGAAAGCCATAACTGATGACACAGATTTTAATAAAGTTCCTGTCAGATGGGATATGATTGAGCTGATCCCTGATAATATGACTACAACTGAAATCGTACTACAAGGGAAACCTTATCAATTGGACGCTACTGGTTGTGTTTATGAAAGGCAACTCGATATAATCATTATACATAATACAAACCACCCACGTAGTATAACTCTACGATTAACCAAGTATGCAGAGTCAATGAAAGAAATAATTGATAATTTATTATTAACATCAAATCTTGACTTAACATTCTTACAAACATCTGAAATACGTGCAATGAGGAATAACCGTGAGGACGCAGAGTCCTATAAAGGAAGTAAGACTTTATACTCATCTATGATTGTTTTAAGTTATTTATTGAGGTATTAAAATGGCTAAATTTAAATGGATTGGAGGAAATGGGTACAAAGACATAGACCTTGTATTAAATAAAGTAATGAAACCACAGCAACAATTATTCAATGGAATGATAATTGATGTACCTGACTCCAACGAGTATTTAATCAATCGTATTAAAATTAATGGAAATTACGAGGTTTATAATGAACCTAAAAAAGTAATTAAACCTAAAAAGGAAAAAAAAGACAAAAAGGAGGAAAAATAGATGGCTGATATAGCACCAAATGCAAGTTTCCATTATACTAAAATGGGAATTTTGAGTGAAGAGTTAGCAAAAGACTCCACCAAATATGCAAAAGACCTCGTTTCTATCAGACAAACTGGATTTGAAGACGGAAACGAAATTGAAACCGAAACAGACGAAGGACACACCGGTGTATCTAATTTAGATATGGGTTCATACCGTACCACCGCAGAGTCAAGCCCATCTTGGGAAGACAAATTCAGATACGGTGAAGGATTAGAAGACTACTTCTACCTCTTATTAGGTACTTATACCAAACAAGCTCACGCTACCGGTACTGATGTCTACGATTTCCACTTTGAAATGCCACCGGACGTCGATAAAGAATTACCATTAGCAACCATCTACAATGGTTTCGCTAAAACCCAAACCGACGCAAGAGTATTCAACCACGCACTCTTAAACGAATTAGAAATTAATTTTAGTGCAGACGAAGCACCTACAATTAACCCAACTTTCGTTTCAGATTATAACAACTTCAACTTATTAAACCCTACAAGGAGTTTCCCAACCAATAGTTACTTTGCAAAAGCAGTACACACCCAAGTGTACGTTGGAGCTGTTGGAGCAAGTGCAGAAGAAATGTTACAAGTGCCTATTGACTGTTTCACCGAAGCTTCTATTACTATTAACCATAACGCAGAGTCACAATCTTGTCACGCTGACGAATTTGGTAAAAACACAAAGATTATGGGAGCAAGAGAAGCCGAAGGTAGTATTACTATGCCTTGGGTAGATGGAACTAAACTCTTTGAACCTGAGTACGAAGCGTTCAATAAGTACGGACACGTAGTTAGCGAAGAAATTACCCACAAACAAGTATGGTTTAGAGCATACGGAGGTTCTATACCAAGATGGTCTAATTCCAACACCATTGCGGAAGGAGAAAAAATCATCGAAACCAATACCACCACAGTAGACGGTCAAGAAGTTACTACCTACACTATTGATACTGGTATTCCATTTGAATGTTTAATCAAATGTCCTGTTTGTGAATTAACTAATGTAGAGTCCCCAAAATCAGGTGACGAAGCCAAAGATTTAACTATGGAGTTCAAAATCTTGGAAAAACCTGAACAATCCTACTTATCAGTAGATATGGTTACTTTCTTATCTGATTTACATATTGATAATGAAGGAACTACATTAGACGCTTTAAAAGCAAGTGAAGCCCAAATTACAGGTGAATAAACCAGCTTCTCCATAAATGGAGAAGTTTATTTTTTTTATTTTTTAGGGGAGCATAGTGTAATGGCTATCATAATGGACTCCAAACCCATTGATGACGGTTCAAATCCGTCTGTTCCCACATAACACATAGGAGGAAGTTAATTATGGCAAGAGAATTTACTCAAACAAGTATAGCAATTTGTGGTGGCGAATATTACTTCAAAAGATGTCCGAATGAAGTCTTAAAATCATTCGACGAAGAAATGGAAGCAAAAATCAAAGAAATCGAACCTTTAACCGATGAGTCTGAACTCATTAACCGTGAAGGAGAAAAAATCGACCGCCAAATCGAAAGTAAAGAAAGAAGAATAAGATTACTTGAAGATAAAGGTGATGAAGAAGACATCGACACAATCCTCAAATTGCAAGATGAACTTGATAAACTCTTGGAAAAACAAGAAAAACATTTAGATAAAGTTAAACAATTCAACAAAGAAAACGAAGACTTAACAAGCAAATTAGACTCTGAATTAAACGATATAATGGCACGTAAAATGGAAGCCATTCTCGATGGAATAACCGCAAAAGAGTTCCTCGAAAAAGCCGACGCAATCGACAACCGTATCGCTGCCAATATCAGCAAATACTACGAGATGTGTATGGTCGGTGAAAGAGAGTCTAAAATCCAAAACGAAATAAGGGAAGACATTGCCAGTTTTCGTGAAAGACAAAAACAACTCTAAAACAGAAAATAACGATGAAGAAATACGATTAACTCCAATGAACACCTCAATGGCTTGGGCTATTGAACAGGGTTTATTGGAGATGTATTTTTTATTAGCACATAGAATAAAAGGGTTAGGTTGGAGTCTTGATGATTTTTGGAAAGCTGACACTTGGACTACATCTAAATTATACTGTATGGAATTAGATGTAATCGATGAGGAAAACCGAGAATTAAACAAAGACAAACCAGAAAGCCAAAACAACCCAGAAGTCGAAGACTTATACGAGGAAATGTTCAATGAAGACTAATGCTAAAATAACAATCAAAGAAGACACCATAAGTGAATACTTTGACTACATCTATAATACTCTCCACCAAACTACTGAAAAAGAGATAAAGAAAATGGCTCGATTAATGGTAGGACACGAAGGAGAGGAAGATGGGTATATTGCTCCAAGAATGTCTACTGAATTTAACCCAAACTTGTATATAAGTGGGCAAGAAGAAGAATATTGGCAAATACTCTCTAATGGGGAAATAACAACATTAGAAGCCATTTATACTGGTATGCGATTACCTCATAGTCCGGACTCCAAAGTATGGTTTGAATTTGGGGATAAAGAAATGGGAATAATCGAAAGAGATTATGCGTTCTATCAAGAAACAGGGGTAGATAAATGGGCTACTCCAAGTGGAGCAAGGCATAAATATGCTATTGAACGTGGAGTATATATGTCTGGACGAGAATTATTAGACCATTCCACAAAATACTTGGAAAGTATTATAAAACGTGGAGGAGGGGATATACCTCCAAAACTCATTTAAAAGTAAAAATAGTATTCTTTGAAGAGGTGCAAATCCTCTTTTACTTTATTTAGGTATCTGCCTCTAATGGTTAAGATACGATATTTTAGGACTTCCTCCAATAAACCATTTTGGAGGCAGTACCTATACTTATGTTCATATTTTCACCTTTCGCCGTAGGTAGGTGAAATTGAACTACTAATTTTTTTTATTCGGACAGGTAGGTGAAAATCCTACCGCTTACCTACGGATCAGGATTTTAACTAATTAAATTAAACGGGGGATTATAAAATTGCCATATACAGCTGGAAGCGTAAGTGCAAAGATTGAGTTAGACACTTCGGACTTTGATAATAAGGTTAAACAATTGCAGAGTAAAGTGGACTCTTTGAAAGCACAGTTACAGAATAATGGATTAATGGACGTTAATAAACAGTTAAAAGAAGTTCAAGAACAGTTAAAACAGTCCACTACTAAAATAGAAGATTTAGAAACCAAGTGTAAAGATTATAAGAAACAATTAAATAATCTCCGTGATGAAAACAAATCTTTAACAAAAGAAATTAAAAACGCTAATAATGAATTAAAGAAAAGCCAAACTACCCTTGATAATGTTAAAAAAAGTGTAGATAATACTGTTAAATCTCATAAATCCAATGCAGACGCAATAAAAACAGAAACCAAAGCAGTACAAGACAATATAAAAATAATCAACCAAGAAACCAAAGCCAACGAAAAACTCGCTGCCTCAAAGAAAAAAACACAAAAATTAGATTTAAGCGGAAAAACCAAATATTCCTACGAAGAATTATGGGATAATTTCGACCAATTACCTAAAAAATACCAAACCGCTCTTGAAGGGATTGATAGGACTCTATATAGGGATATAAAAAGGTTAAGCTATGGATTAACAGATGAAATAGGAGAGGGGTTAAAAGCGTGGGGTAAACAGATACCTATTCTTGATGAAAGTCCTCTCAGAAAGTTGGTAATGCCGGGAGATATAGACAAGGAGCTTAAAAAGAACATTCATAACCTTGAAAAATTGGAGAAAATGTTCGGGTCACGTAAAAGTGCATTAGATTTCAATGGGGGAGCCGCAAATTTCCAAAGAATTGAAAAATGGGATTTACATAATACTTTGAAAGAATTGGAGCAGATGGAGATTGTTCCACGTAAAGCCGCAGGGGAAGTTTCAAAGTTAAATAGTGAATTGTCAAAAGTGGGTAAAGATAAAGGTTTGGACGCAGAGGTTAAGTCTACTGAAAAACTGAATGAGTCTTTGAAAAAAACCGAAGCCCAAGCAAAGAAAACTTCTGCTCAATATCGTAAGGTGGGAACAGATTTAAACAAAAGTTTCACAAAAGAGTTGTATAAAACAATTGCTCCAATGAGTGGAAGGTCAGTAGAATTAAAACCGGTTTATGAACAATTAAAAAGTCAATTTAAACCATTAGTTAAAAGTAGAGGAGAATTTGATAAGTTATGGTCAGATGCACTTATGAGAATGGGGGCTTCATTGTACCCTTCACGTGACCCTGAAAAATTTGTTAAAATTGCTGGACGAAATTTCGGATATATTGATAAATCTGCTTTAAAGTCTGTTGAAGAAGTTAAGAAGAGTTTTCAAGAGGTTTCCAAAGAAGAAAGTAAAGCAACCGTAGAAGCTACAAAACTCAATAATGAAGTTAAAAAAGTGGGGAAAGGTAATGAAGTTAAAACCGTATCACAAGAAGTAAAAGAATTAACCTCCTCTGAAAAGAATGCAGAAAAGGAAACTGCTAAATTATCTAATCAACTTAAAAAACTCCGAATGAGTAATGTAGGAGTTAATAATCGTGGAACTTTAAGTGACCGTGTAAGTAACTTCAAAGAAATCCAACAAAGAGTAAACTCCATAAAACAATTATCTAATGAAGAAGAAAAAGCAGGTAAAGCAGCAGCTAAATTAGACAAGGAAGTTTCTGAACTTGGAGATAAGAATAATATCCCTCGTCTTGTTGAGCCTATTATTGAATTAACCGAAGAAGAAGAAAAAGCCGTAAAAGAAACCGCTAAACTTGATAAAGAAGTGGAAAACATAGGAGATAAAAATAATATTCCTAAACTTGTTGAACCTTTGGAAGAATTAACTAACGAAGAAAAAAAAGCCACAACCGAAGCTAAAAAGTTAAATAACGAGTTAAACAAAGGTACACAAGGAAGACACTTCACAGAAACTGGAAAACAGTTAAAAGCAATACGAGAAGCCCAACGAGCCGAAGGGTATGTCCTTGACGCTATGATGGTTAAACGTAACATTAAAGGTACAAAAGCAGCGGACGCTCTTAACCCATTTGGAATGCCAAATGCAGAAGTTATAAATTTTTATAGGCAATGGGGCAATGTTATAGAAGAAATTGCTAATAAACAAATTAAAACACAGAATATTCAGAATTATTTAAAAGTATGGGCGGAGGCAGAGATTACTGTTAAAAGAACCGCTTCCGAGATTGATAAAGCAATTGCTAAATTCTCTGATACTGGAAGAAGTGTTTCTGCTACCCAAGAGTTTGTATGGGCGTTAAGAGGGATTTCTAATACCATTAAAGAGGTTAATACTGAATTTAATCGTTTTGAGTCAGAAACTAATGAGATTATTAGTAGAATGACAAGAACTGCTGAAATCAACGAAAACTGGACTAAAATTAATAATACATTCCAAAAAACACAAGAACGCCTTAATTATGTAACACAAGGATATAATAAACTAACAGACTCAATGGTTAGAACTACACAAGTTTTAAATACATTTAACTTTAAATTACTTGAAGGAATAGACCGTGAAAGTATATTCTATCAACGTACTACTCATTTAGCGTCTGCAATGTGGAAATTAAATAGTGGTGTTGGAACAAGAGGATCAGCCACCGAATACCAAGGAAGACAAACCGTTGGAGGATACAGTAATTATCTTTCCCAAATAACAAAAGTTCAAGAGGCATTAGAGAAATTAAATAATGCTTCAACTGAAAAGTTTAAAGAGCAAATGGTAGCATTAGCCGAAGCTTTGAAAAAGACTGGGGCGGAGATGAATGCTTTTTCTAATAAAGCACATATGGTAATGTCTTCTATGGACTCTATGGGTATGTCTAATGAACTTGCAGGTAAATTATCCCGTATTAGTAGGGAGTTGAGTCATTTTTCAAGTATAAGTAGTAAGAATAAATCTGCTCTTGCTAAATTAAGCCAACAAACAACAATTTACCGTGATAAATTAAATGTATTGGAAACTGCATTTAAAAAAGGCGAAATCACAGCTCAAACTTATGAAAGTGAACTTACTAAATTAGCAAATAAGTTAAAATTACTTGGAAGTTCTTCTCAACAAGCAATTAGAGAATTATCTCTTGGAAATAGTGAATTAACTAAAACAGGAGTTAATGCACGTAATACTGGAAGAGGTTTAACTTCTTTCAACAATGGCGTGACTCAAACTGCCCATAGTGGTAGAATACTTTCCAATACTCTTTATCAAATTAGGGGGGCATTATTATCTCTTAAAATGATTTTCACAGCAATGGGGGGTATGGCTCTTTGGGGGTTCGCTTCTCAAATTGCAGAAGGCATAAAAACCACCGTAACTGCTAAAAACGAAATGGAAGCTCAACTAAAACAAAATGATAAGGTTGGAGAAGGGGGAATAAAGTATTTCCGTAAGGAACTTGATAAACTCACAAAAACCTATAAAAAAGTTAATAAGTACAGTATAGGAGAAACTGTATCAAGCATTGGTTTGGAATTTGATTTAACTGCTAAACAGATGAAAGATGCTCTACCGATTGTTACTATGATACAATCTGAATATGTCCGTGCAGGGCGTAAATCAGAAGAAGCAGCACTTGCAGTTAAAGATATTCTTCAAGGAGAGTTCCAAAGATTATCCAGAGAAACTGGTGTAGGTAAAGAAGAATTAGTCGCATATGGTTGGGACGAAGATAAAACCAACATCGATGGTTTACTCAAAGCATTGAAAAAAGCAGCCCTTGATAGGCATTGGGACGTTTTTGCTAAAAAAGCAACTTCCTTAAATGATGTATTGACTATTACTCAATCAAGGTTTGAGGAAACTGGTGCTGATTTACTTGACTCTGCCTCTCCAATGATTGTAGAAGCATTTAATATGATTATTGGAGCAATTGATAGTGTTTCTACTTCATTTAATAGTTTAAATTCATTTTGGAGAAGTTTCCTTTGGATTGGTGGAGGAGGAGCATTATTCGGAGGAATACTCACCGCTTTACCAATGGTAACCAAAGGAATGGGATTAGTTGATATTGCTACCATAGGTTGGAGTAAATCTGTCGCTACTGCTGCTTTGAACTTAAATAAATTAGAAGTCGCTCAATATGGTTTAAGAAAAGCAATCGCAGCAACTATATCAGGTACACAAGCCGGAGCATTAGCAGAAACAAGATGGTCGAAAGCAATAATGGGTAGAATACTCGGATTAAACCAAGGCATACTTGCTGAAAGAGGTTATAAATCTGCAATATTTAATCGTACTGTTGCTTTAAAAAATGGTTTGGACGTACAAAAAGCTCATATTAATCTTGGTAAAGCCTCTGTCTTAAATCTTGAAACAATGAAACATTCTGAAATGGGACGGGCTCAAAAACTTGCATATATGACTAATAACTTGAAATTAAGTGAAGCTGCTGAATTAAGTAGAGGAAAAGCCATTCTTAAAACTGCTACCTCTTGGAAAGTGCTTGGTTTAGCAATTCGTGGAGTAATGGCTATTGGTATAGTGGCTTGGTTATCTTCAATGGCAGTTCAAGCAGACCTTGTCAAGAAACGAGTTGAAGCGTTCAACGAAATTGTTGAAACCGGATCAGACAAAATTAAAGAGGCAAAAGAAGAGTCTGCAAGTTATCAGAAAATAATGGATAAGTATGCTAATGCTACTTCAAAAGAAGATAAAAATAAATATGCACAAGCAAAAGCTAACAAAGCCATTGTAGATGGTAATGTAAAAGAATTAGAAACTGCGAATAAGTTAGCGAAAAGTTATAAAGCCCAAAATGATGAAAGGGAAAAATCCATTAAGTTGGCTCAATCAAGTTTCCGTAAACAAAATTTAATGGCAGCAGGACACTCTGAAACCGAAGCGACTGAAAAACAAGCATTTTGGGTTGATAAAATCAATCAAGCCCAATATGAGATTACTAATTCATATAACAAACAGTACGATTGGTTAGAAGCTTCAAGTAAACATATTAGCGAAAACTTGGAGCATATGAATGAAACTAATCGTACTCAAAAGGATATGGATAAGTACATAATGGAGTATTCTACTGTTGCAGAGGAAGCCGGAGAGCATTTAAAACAGTTCTATCAAGGAGATTTAATGGCAGGGGCTTACTTTGCTATTGATAACCTTAAATTACTTTGGATTGACATTTGGAATAATGACGCATTCCTTAACTTTTGGAAAGCTGTTCAAAAGACTTGGGACGATTTAAAACCTACTGCTTATGCAATTAAAGACGCTCTTGTAGGCATTGGAGAAGCGTTATTGAACTTCTTTGGTACTGAAAGCGGTCGATGGGTCTTTGCAATTGGTGCATTAGGAACTGGTTTGGGACTTATTGGTTTAAAGATTGGTAAATGGGTTTCAGGTTCTGACTCTGTCTTTGAGGTCTTGAAGAAAGTTGGTGGTAAACTTAAAGATGTTGCAAAAGGTTGGAAAGATGTTAAAGACAATGCCGAAGACGCTATTGAAAAAACAGGAGGCAGTACATCAACTTCTACTGGTGGGATAAATGGTGATGTGGATAAAACCAAAGCAAAAACACCATTTAAAGAAACTTTGAAATCTGACGCTCAAAATTATGCAAGAGCCGCCATAGGTATTGTAGCAGGTATGCTTTTAATCACAGAAGCGATTATATTGCTTAAAGCACCTATGTGGGGGTTAGCCGAAGTTGGTAAACAATTTAAAGCACAAGAACCTGAAATCCAAGCAGGAATTGAAGGTTTGAAAATGATTTCCCCTGTTTTAGCGGTGTTACTCCCTGCTGTTGTAGGGTTATCTTTGATTATGGATAAATATGCTCCATCTTATACTCAAATTGTTACAGGAACTCTTAAAGCAGCGATTGGTATTGTAGCAGGTATGTTGCTTGTAGCAGAAACTATTGTAATGATTATTCCAAGTATTTGGGCGATTGGAGCATTAGGCGACCAGTATAGTGGTATTCAAGCACAAGTGCAAAAAGGAACACAAGCTATGAAGATTGTGTCTGACTCTTTAATGTATCTTGCACCATTTATCCCTGCTTTGGCTTTGGCGATTGCTACTGTTGCGATTGCATTTGCTAATCCA